TAGTAAGGGCTACAGCACTCGTGACATACCACATGCAGAGTTGTCAGAGTATCTGTCTGCTGACTTACATGCTACACAGCAACTATCTGACAAACTGATGTATCGTTTGAATACACCTGCTGATAGTGCGCTTATGAGTACCGTTGACCTGACTAATCAGGTTGCTGTATGTCTTGCTCGTATTTATCAGCGAGGCTTTACAGTTGACCGAAGCAAGTTGGATGAAGTGCGTCAGGAATTTGAGGCAGAGAAAAGGCAACTTGAGATTGACCTGCAGAAACATGTTCGTAGCCTGATGGGTGACACACCTATCAACTTGAATAGTCCAGAGCAACTTTCATGGGTAATCTACAGCCGTAAGGTTATGGACAAGACCTATTGGGGAAATGCTATTGACCCATACATGGATGATGCAGACTTTCGCAGTCTTATTGCAGGTGGTACAAAGCGTATGTATAAGACACAAGCAACACAATGCTCTGTGTGTAATGGAACTGGACAGGTAAGAAAGGTAAAGAAAGATGGAACACCTTTTGCTAACACAAACAGATGTAAGGACTGTGATGGGGCTGGCTATACTCTGTCTGATACTTTGGATGTGGCGGGGTTAAAGTTTAAACCACCATCACCAAAGTGGGCAAGTGCAAATGGCTTCACTACGAGCAAGAGCAACCTTGAAGTGCTTGAGTCTGCCGCCAAGTCTAAAGGTATGACAGATGCTGTTGACTTCCTAGCCAAAGTGCGTAGGCTATCAGCCGTTGACACATACCTATCATCCTTTGTGGAAGGCATTGACCTGCACACAAAGACTGATGGTAAGCTGCATGTACGCTTGCTACAGCACCGCACTGCCACTGGCAGGTTCAGTGGTGCTGACCCTAACATGCAAAACATGCCACGTGGTGGTACATTCCCTGTAAAGAAGGTGTTTGTATCACGATTTAACGATGGCAAGATTATGGAAGCAGACTTTGCACAGCTAGAGTTTCGTGCGGCTGCTTATTTATCACAGGATGGAGTAGCAATTGAAGAAGTATCTACTGGATTTGATGTACATTCATATACCGCTGAAGTTATTAGTACCGCTGGTCAACCTACGAGTAGGCAGGATGCGAAAGCGCATACTTTTGCGCCGTTGTATGGAGCGACAGGCTTTGGAAGAACAAAGGCAGAAGCAGCATACTATGAACACTTCACAAAGAAGTATCAAGGGGTCGCAACTTGGCATTCCCGATTGGCTAAAGAGGCTATAAATACAGGCAAGATTACAACACCATCAGGTAGGCAGTTTGCCTTTCCCGATGTAACACGTAACTCACGTGGCAGAGTATCGCACTTCACACAGATAAAGAATTATCCTGTGCAGTCATTTGCCACAGCAGACATTGTGCCACTGGCATTACTACACATTGATAAATTACTTGACGGTATGCAGTCATGTGTGGTAAATACAGTGCATGATTCAATCGTAATTGACGTTCATCCTGATGAAGAAAGGAGATGTATTGAAATAATTCAGGAGACAAATGAAGCATTGCCTAGTTTGATTACAATGCGTTGGGGTATAGTGTTTAATGTACCACTAGAACTCGAAGCAAAAATTGGACCAAACTGGCTTGACACAAAAGACGTGTCGTGATATAACTATGACTTTCTAACTCGAATGAAGGAGTATAACATATGGAACTAACAACTATTGATACTAACAACTATGCAGCAATGGCGAAAGCTATGGGCATTGCCAACGAAGGTGCAAGTCAGCGTAAGCAAACAAGCACCCTCGCTCGTCTACGCATTAACCATTCACCTGTGATGGGTGAGGCTGATGTCAACGGCAAGAAGGTGAACATGGAAGTTGTGAGTGGTGGCACATATAAACTGGAAGTACCAGATGGGCCAACTTACTATGCAGAATCCGTGAAGATTCGTCCATTCCTGCAACGGTTCATGTACAAGCGTTTTGTACGTGGCACTGGAAACAATCCTAACCGTTATGTGAAGACTGTTATGGCTGACAATCTAAACGTAGACTTGAAGGACAATGATGGTGGCTTTAACTGTGGTAAGCCAGCTGGTTATGTTCAAGACTTTAAGGCATTGCCAGAGAAGACACAGGAACTTATCAGAGAGATTAAGCGAGTGCGTGTAGTGCTTGGCACAGTTGAACTGGTCAATGCTACTGATGCAAGCGGTAACTCTGTAGATGTAGATGAGATGCCATTTATCTGGGAGATTGATAATCGTGATGCCTTCAAGAATGTTGGCACTGCCTTTACCAAACTCGCAAAGATGAAGCGTCTGCCTGTGCAGCACATCATCACTGCCAACACAGAGGAGCGTAAGATTCCTACTGGCGCAGTGTTCTACTTGCCTGTAGTATCTCTTGATGTATCCAGCACACTGGAACTGACAGAGACAGAACAGAGTATGTTCGCAGACTTCATGCAATGGGTGCAAAACTACAACGAGTACATCATTAATGCTTGGACTGATAAGGCTAACTCGCATGACGATGATGATGACCTAGCAATTGTAGATGGCATCATTGATGTTGATGAAGAAGTGGAAGTAGCATAATGAACCATCCTGCCGAACTAGCCTTGCATCAATACATGGAAGATGCCGTAAAAGGTAAATCTACCATGTCTGATGCCACCATTAAACAGGTGGCTGATGATGTAGCCGATGCAATTAAGCGTCAGTTTGGCAGCGGTAAAACACGAGGCGACTTCACATTGCGTATGTCTAATGTGGGTCGCCCCACTTGCCAACTCTGGTTTGACAAGAACAAGCCAGAGGCGGCATTGCCGTTGCCCACAACATTCGTAATGAACATGATGATTGGAGACATCGTTGAGGCTGTCTTCAAAGGACTACTGAAAGAAGCAGGAGTAGAGTATGAAGATGCTGAACAAGTTACACTTGAAATTGATGATGATACATCCATCAATGGCACATATGATATTGTTATTGACGGTGCTGTTGATGATGTTAAATCCGCATCTAATTGGTCGTATCAAAACAAGTTTGAATCCTATGATAAACTAGCTGCACATGATAGCTTTGGTTATGTAGGTCAGCTTGCTGGCTATGCAAAAGCATCAGGCAAACGTGCTGGTGGTTGGTGGGTAGTTAATAAAGCCAATGGTCAATTCAAATATGTGCCAGCCACAGGACTTGACATCGACAAGGAGATGACCAATATCAAGGAAACAGTGCAGAAGATTAACGACAACAAGTTTGAGCGTTGCTTTGATGCTGTTCCTGAAACATTTAGAAGCAAGCCAACAGGCAATACAGTCTTGAATGACAACTGCATTTTCTGTGCCTACCGCTTTACTTGTTGGCCTACACTTGAAGAACGTCCTGCCGTGATGTCTCAAGCAAAAGACCCAAAGATGGTATCTTATATTTCACTGGATGAAAAGTATAAGTAGATGCCTAACGCAAAACAATTTAGGGCAGCACGAAAGTATGGTTATCGTAGCGGTCTGGAACTCAAGGTATCTGACTACCTCAATGAATTAAAGATTAACTTCCTGTATGAAGAAGTTAAGATTGAGTGGGAAGACCTTGCATACAGAACCTACACGCCAGACTTCGTGCTGTCTAATGGTATCATAATAGAAACCAAAGGCATGTTCACGGCAGCAGATAGGCGTAAGCATCTTGCTATTAAGAAGCAACACCCAAATCTGGACATACGGTTTGTATTTGAGAATAGCAGACGCAAGCTGCGTAAAGGAGCGAAGTCATCGTATGGTGAATGGTGCATACGATATGGCTTTAGGTATTATGACCGCATCATTCCTGAAGACTGGCTCAAAGAAAAGGGCAAGAATAAACATCCAAAGTTTATTAAGTTTAGTGGCAACAAAGTGAAAAGGAGATGACAAATGGATAATGATTTCTTTGAGGTAAAAGAGGATGACTTCGTGGTGCGTATCAGGCCAACAGTAGCAAATAACGAATGGACAGGTGAGATTGACATCGCTATTATTACTAGCGCAGATAATAAACTTGAAGATGAGAGTTACATGCAGATGATGCACTTCACAAAGATGATGTGTGCCACTGTTCCATTGATGGAAATCAATGAAAGTATGCGGGATTTTGTACATAATTATGTAGTTGAAGAGATTGACAACATGCTTGAATCTGTGGTAGAAGGACAGGAAGTAACTGTCACACATGAAGATGGCAATGTTGTACGGTTAAACTTTGGCACAAGAACAAAAGGGAGTGCTTGACATGACAGATTACAAAAAGATGATTGAAGAATTTGAAGCAGAGGAAGCAGCTAAACGCAAGCAAGCAAATAAACAATCTGATATGGTCAATCATCCCCCTCACTATAATCAACAGGGCATTGAATGTATTGATGCCATACATGCTGCCTGTGGAGATGGGTTTGAATACTATCTTCAAGGCAACATTATGAAATACCTATGGCGTTATCGCTATAAGAATGGTGGTGAAGATTTGAAGAAAGCAAAATGGTATCTGGAGAAACTGATAGAGGTAGCAAATGAGAGTTAAAGTATACATAACTATCGACATTGACCCTGAAGAATATCCAGTACCAGCAGATGAGGATGTAGCCATTGAGATTGAGGATGGCATACGTGAGTACTTCTACGAAGTAGACGGTGCTAATATTAAACATATACGAACATTACAGGAGTGACACCAATGAATAATTATTTACCTACAGACTACCAAAACTTCATAGCACTTTCACGCTATGCAAGATGGAAAGAAGATGAACAGCGCAGAGAGACATGGCAGGAAACTGTGTCTCGTTACTTTGATTATATGGCTAGTCATCTACATGATAAACATGACTATCAGCTTCCTGATTCATTAAGAAAGGAACTAGAAGAAGCGGTGCTTACACAGAAAGTCATGCCAAGCATGAGGGCATTGATGACTGCTGGTCCTGCCCTAGACCGTTGCCATGTAGGTGGATACAACTGTTCTTATGTTCCTGTCGATAGTCCTCGTGCATTCGATGAGACTATGTATATACTTATGTGTGGCACAGGTGTAGGCTTTAGTGTTGAACGCCATCATGTAGACAAATTGCCTATAGTAAATGAAGACTTTCATGAGACAGATACAGTAATCAAGGTAGGTGACAGTCGTCCCGGATGGGCAAAGTCACTAAAGGAACTGATTGCTATGCTGTACACTGGACAGATTCCAAAGTGGGATGTGTCAGAGGTACGTCCTGCAGGTGCAAGGCTCAAGACATTTGGTGGTAGGGCATCAGGACCACAGCCACTTGTTGAGTTGTTTAACTTCTGTATTGAGAAGTTTAAAGGTGCTAAAGGACGTAGACTGTATCCAATTGAATGCCATGACATCATGTGTAAGATTGGTGAGGTTGTTGTCGTTGGTGGTGTCAGACGAAGCGCACTTATCAGCCTGTCTAACTTGAATGATGACCAAATGCGTCATGCAAAGGCAGGACAGTGGTGGGAGAATGAGGGGCAACGTGCGCTTGCAAACAACAGCGTTGCCTACAAAGAGAAGCCACAGATGGGAACATTTATGCGTGAGTGGCTATCTCTGTATGACAGTAAGTCAGGTGAACGTGGTATCTTCAATCGTGCCAGTGCCAAGCAACAAGCTGCAAAGAATGGTAGACGAGATACTGACCATGACTTTGGATGCAATCCATGCAGTGAAATCATTCTACGCCCTTATCAGTTCTGTAACTTGTCAGAGGTAGTTGTTCGTGCCACAGATACTATTGCAGATTTAACAGAGAAAGTTAAATTAGCAACCATTCTGGGTACATTGCAAGCCACGCTGACTGACTTCAAATATCTGCGTAAGGTATGGAAGAACAACACAGAGGAAGAACGCTTGCTTGGTGTGTCCCTAACAGGCATCATGGACAATGAGATTACATCAGGCCGTAGTGCTAAACTAGGCACGAACATTGGACAGGTGCTTGAGACATTACGTGACACTGCAGTGGAAACAAACAAAGAGTATTCCAATAAGATTGGTATTCCACAGTCTGCTGCTGTTACTTGTGTTAAGCCAAGCGGCACTGTATCACAGCTTACAGATGCAGCAAGCGGCATTCATGCTCGTCACAATCCTTACTACATTCGCACTGTTCGTGGAGATAACAAAGACCCACTGACACAGTTCCTTATGTCACAGGGTATTCCTGCAGAGCCTGATGTCATGAAGCCTGACAGCACAACAGTGTTCAGCTTCCCAATGAAGTCACCTAATCGTGCAGTAACACGGACAGACATGACTGCCATTGAGCAACTTGAGTTGTGGCTTATGTATCAGCGTTACTGGTGTGAACACAAACCTAGTGTCACTATATCTGTGAAGGAACATGAGTGGATGGACGTAGGCTCATGGGTTTATAAACACTTTGATGAAGTATCGGGCATTAGTTTCCTGCCCTTCAGTGAGCATACATATCAACAAGCACCTTATCAGGACATTGATGAAGAGCAATATAAAGAGTTCTTGACAAAGATGCCAAAGAGTGTAAACTGGTCATTACTACGTGAGTTTGAAAAGGAAGACACAACATCAGGTGGACGTGAACTTGCTTGCACAGCAGGTGTCTGTGAA